TGCAACATGAACTTCATCAGCAGATAGATAACGCTCTGAAGCATATGCAGAAGTGCCAGGTCTAGGACCTATGTCTTTGTATGTTAAACCAGTTGATGCAATAGGAAGTGCGTTGTAGTCAGAAGCAGTAAAATTTGCTACAGCAGTAATTCCGTTTCCAGCTACTGCAGTAGAACTACCTTCTTTAACTCCAAGAGTGTTATCGTCAATGATAACAGTGATCACATGGTTTGTGCTACCGTCACTGATGTTAGTGCCAATAGCAGTATCATCAAAACCGTGACCTGCTTTAGTAAGTTTTTTGTCAGCAACTTTATCTACAATAACAACGCGAAGATTGTTACCATATGCACCAGCATCTCTTGCAACAAATTTCTTTGATGATCCAGCACCAGCTTCGTAATCTTCTTTTGATCCGATTAATACTCCTCCTCCTTCGCTAGCTGCGTTTAATACGCCAGTAGCTGCACGGATTACGGCAAGTTGTCCACCGTAACGAAGATACTCAGATGCCACTAACCAGTCTGCAGCGTTAGACTCAGCTGGTGCGCCGAAAGTAGAGATCAATTCTCTTTCGGTTCCGATATTTACAATTTTGCCTACAGGTCCCTTGGTGAACGTAGAAGCAATTCCAGCACGAAGTGCGGATACTCCTGTGATAACACCAGTGGACAAATCACGTTCTCTAATAACAACACCAGGCGAGACTTGACTTGCCATGTTTTTTTACCTCTTAGATATCAATTTTATCTAAAAGTATTTAGAATTTCCCATGTCTCAAGAGGGGAAACAATGCACGAACACCCTACCCAGTCTGGATATTGCCAATCACTCAACGCTCCTTTTCCCTTTCTATTATTTAGAATTCTGCTGATCGTACAGTCCTTACATTCGTATGAATATGCTGACGGTAATCCTCTCTTAGACTTCCTAGTCATATAGAAATCTTCAATTAAATTCTTACTTTTTCTACAAGACCTACATTTCCTTTCTTTGAAAAGAAGATGTTCCAGACTGAACTGATCCCCAATATCCATCATAGGTCAGGCAACATGTATCCGACTTCTGTTTGTTTGTCTCCGTACCAGAATGATCCTTCTGCGTCCACGAAGGTATCATCACCCAAGCCGTCATCAACAAAACCAAAGGGAGCCATATCTTGTTCAATTTGGTTTCTTTGTTCATCATAGATCCTCCTTCTAATATCTTGATCAGTCATTTCTTTAAAGTATTCCTGCATGACTAACCATGCAAATAATACCATACACATAACGAGGTCATCATGATATCCCTCGTCTGCTTCCCACGCCTGTTTCTTTTGTACAAACGTAGTTAGTTCTTGGAAGATTTGAAAGTCATTAAACAATAACTTATCTTCCTCAATAATAGCTTTGAGATTAGCACAACCTATTTTCTTTACAGTTATGCTCATCTTTACACCTAATTGTGTTTTGTTTCCTGAGAATCCTTGTCCCACGACTTGACCTGCTCTCCCACGCATAGCACACATAAGAACGTTAGGATATTCAAGATCGTAATTAAGAGTAGCAGCGATAGAATCTCCAATGTCATTTACTTCTACTAGGATGTATGGGTTTTTATATTCTTTTGCTACTTGGAAGATGACCGAGGGAAACAGTACAGGCTTAATCTCATTATTTCTGTACTTGGCAACGATTTGATACGGCACACTGGTGATATCAAACACGATGAAAGCACTATAGTCTCCGCCAATGCCTCTGGCAACATCAACAGTAATAATGTATTCGTGATCTTTTTCTGCTCTCTGATAAATGTCAAGTCCCGCATTGCTCTTAATAGGGTCAGTGAAAGGTATGGTTTGTAGTTTTGCTGGACTAATTAATGTGTCAGCAGAACCAAGGAAGTCACATTCAAATTCTTGTGCGAACTGTCTAGGAGAAGTATTTTTAATTGTCTCCTCTTTCCATTTAGCATCTCTGCCAGGTACTTGTGACCAATGTACTTCATTTGTAATATAATCATTTTTACCTCTCCTAGCATCCTCCCACATCTTATAGAAGTGGTTCATACCATTTGGTGTAGATATAATTATGACTTTAGTTGATTTACCAGAAGTAATAGTAGGATATACTGATGCAAAGAATTGTTCTGCGACGTGGTTAGGGACGAATGCAAACTCGTCAAGGAATAGAATGTTGAAGGACATACCTCTAACTGCACTAGCAGACGTAGAAGCAGCCAATATTTTTGATCCGTTTTCAAGTTCAACATTACCTTTATTCCAAACTAGAATACCATGTTGCATCCATTTAGGTAAGTTCTCATACGCTAGTTGTAACCTACCCAATAGTTCTCTAGCAGTAGATGCTTTGTTTGCTAGGATACCTATATTTACACTATCATAAAATATAGCATAGTATAAAAGGTATGCAACCACAGTCGTAGACTTACCAGTCTGTCGTGGTAACTTTGCTATATTAAATCTATGATTATGAAAATCTGTTAAAATATCTTTCTGAAAATCATACATGTTAAAAGGAACTAGACCTTCATCAAGAGAGATAATTTGAATATAATTACACGCAAAATATAATGGATCATTTTTACATTTGACCCATTCATTTATTTGTTTCTTTGTAAATTGTATTGGCGTTCCTGCTTTTTTTAAATTAGGATTACCAAGATATACATCGTTAGTCGCCATTAATTATACTGTTCCCATCTACCATTCTTATCCCATGACTTAAAGAATTGTGATTCCCATCCAGGTTTCTGTAAAGAAGGTATTACAACTTCATTCAAAAACTTCCTATTACTTTCTGTGTACCACCATAAATCACCCATACCACCACCAAAATTAATAAATTTGGGAAGAATACCACCAACTGTAACAACAGCAGCAACGACTGCACTGCATCCCCATACCCACTTCTCTAGTTTATTAATCCTATTATTAAACTGTTGATGTTCTTTATCTTTATACTTAGCAACCTCTGCACGAAGAAGTTCTACATCTTTTTCCAGAGCTGCTATCTGAGTGCTCTGTTCTACATCAATTTCAGTTGCCATGATTAACCCTCCTGTAATGTACCAAATGTTCTACGTATCTCTCGTAGTTCCTCAAAGTCTTTTTTCTTTGTACCACCGTCATATGACCATGCATATCCTGCAATGATCATGGCTTCGTTGAGAGATATATCAGCATCACCAACATATAACCAACCAAGCAAACGGCCATACTTACCCATCCCGCCCTTGAGTTCAGTTCGTATAGTAAGTTCAGACTCTCCATTTATAGCTTCCTCCAATTGTTGTTTCATCCAGTTTGTAGCATCTATTCCCAATGCCTTCTCTTCCAGATCTCTTGTTCTTTTCTCTGGCGTATCAACTCCTGCAATTCTAACTCTTTCTTTCTTGTATAAGTCAAACCCAAGATCAATGGTGACATCAATAGTATCGCCGTCAACAACACGATTTATCTCCGTTACTCTAAAATTATAGCAGCTCTTTCTGCTTGGTGGTGTCATCGCTCCCATCGTTCATCTCCATATATGACATCTTAAGTATATAGTAGATGTACCAAGTCACTATTATGACTAGTATTCCAACCATAATAACAACACCCCAAACTACCATTATTTTTTCTGTAGTTTTTGTACGACTGTTTCTTTTTGCATAGGTGCAATATCATTTAGACCTGTTGCATCAAACCATGGTGCTTCTTCCCAATCAAATCCTTCACCAAATGTATTGTCAGGTGCCATCACATACCAGTGACACTTAGCATCAGGTATATCTACAGCACATACCGCCCAATCGTCTGCCCACTGAGGAACTTGAACATACATTACTGGTAAATGATTTGCACTAGCAATGCTTGGCAATCCTACTAGAATTCCCCACATTAAAGTTAATACAACCCATATAGTAACTAACTTACGTTTCATATTCCGTTCCAAAAGGTGTCTGAAGGTGTAGCCATGCTTCTAGAAACAAAATATAATCCTACATTACATAAGAACCAATATACGTTAGTTATCCATGCTTGTCTCCAACAATATTTTCTGTTGCTTTGTACTATGTACATGTTTCTCTCATTCATTGTTGAATCAGCAGACAAAGGTCTAACCTTCAACCACTGTTCTAAGAGCAGTGATATTACAAATCCAATCGCAAAGATATAAAATAACAGGTTTAACAAACCTGCACTGGCAAATAAAAATGATATCATTTTTTAAATAATCCTATTTTAGTTAAGACATATAATGATAGTATAGTCCAGAAAATAAT